TCGGGTGCTTATTTTTTGCGATAAACACTGAAAAATCGGCTTATTTGCTATGTTTTTCAATCACTCAGCCTTTGCTTTTTGAGTGAATTTCGGTATCAAACAATATCAGCTAAAATCAATAAAGTTACACAGTAAATTACACAGTAAAAGCCCCTCAAATACCACTTTGGTATCCGAGGGGCTAAACTTATGTATTCTTATTCTTCTGATATTTCCGGCAAACCTGCAACACTTGTCAACAGCGAAAGAACTCCCGAAAGTACACTTGCCGAGGCGACCGCAACCCAATTCACATCGCTTAACACGGCAGATACACCGATAACCGAAATTGCAGTTTGAGCAACGGTTTTTACTGCTCTTACGCCTGCACATTTTGCCCACGATTTCCAATTTGTAATTTTTTTCATATTATTACCTCCTTATTTTTGCTCAAGGTCTGCAATTCTGTGATTTGCGACTTTGATTTCTTCGTCTGCAACAGCTGAATTTTTTTCAAGATTAAACACTCGCTCTTGCAAATGATTGTATTTATCTTGCTTTTGCTCAAGTTTATCTATACGATACACTATAAGAGATTTAGTGCTTTCATTGTCCGCTTTGAGCTTTTTACGATTTGAAGAATTAATGAGAAGTTGACATATAATGCTACTGCTCGCAATGATTAATGATGTAATTATTTCTGTTGACATACTACACCTCGTTAAGTTAAAGTAAGCTCAATACGGTCAATAGCCTTGCCCTTTGTTCCTGCATAGCCGTCCTGCTTACTATCTTTTTCGTCATCGTGCTGCCAATCGTAATAGTCTTCATTAACTGCAGAAACTCTGTATGTAGCCTTATAGTAGCTGCCGTGTGCGGACTTAACATCAGCAGGAGTTGTATAATAAATCTGTACAGCATCAATATCCATTCCGAGAATACCGGCATAGCCGTTTACATCATCATTAAGATTAAAGCCTGTAACCCAGCTAAGCCAGTTACCGCCTTTAATATGCACTCTGTACTTAATCTTACCTTTTGTTACTCTGATTGCAAGACCGCTGATTGCCTCGCCGGCAATGCCTGCGAAGTCTGATAAACCTTTTACAGTTGGTAACCACTTACCGCCTGCAAATACGCAATATTCAATCGTAGGTTTATCATCTTTTTTAACTTTAGAGTCTTCTTTGCTTTCAGAGTTACCCTCAAGTTTATTTAAAAACTGTTCTTTCCACAGCTTGTCCTTTGCTGATGAACCGCACCAAAAGCCCGGGCAGATTTTACCGTTAGCATCATAATGGCGAATTACTTTGTCTTTTTTGATGTTATACTTTTTCATAAGTCGTTGAGCAAGTAAGATTACATTTTCAAGTGTCTTGCCTGTGCATTCTGTTGTTGAACCTGCAATTTCAATTCCGATTGAGCGGCAGTTAATATCCCAGTCGCCTGCATGCCAAGCAATATTTTTGTCAGCGACAGATCGTACAACCGTTGTATCATCGACAAAATAATGTGCAGATGTTTCAACTGCATTATTCTTAAAGTAGTTACCGTTGTTTTCTGCTGTGTCGCCGTTGTTGCCGGTGTAATGAATAACAAGCGTATCAATTTCCGAAGGTTTTCTGTTGCTCTCTGTGAAATTACCTTTATTGCACCATATTTCTTTAAATTTATAAGACATAATTATACCTCCCATACCGTCATAACGGCGTTATAATATTCTTCTGAAAGTTGTTCTTTTAAAATTTTTTTGTCATCTTCACAATTTGTGTAAGCGTTGCGAACATTGCCGCCGACCTGCACATCTTCGCCGCCGAGATTGATAAACTTCTGTCTTAACACGCTTACACTGTCTTTTGTGAGCATATCGAGTGTGATTCTTTCTTTGATTTCCATAGTAATTCGCTCCTTATCTGATTATGTAAGTAATAATGAAATTGATTTTTTCGCCCTCTGCAAAATTGTCCGTTGAGCTGACATAAATCCAAGAGCCGGAAAGTCTGATATTTCTTAATTTATTTGCTATTGAATATACAGACCAACTTGACAACTTGCTTTCGTTTTTTGCCGCATACGGCAAACCTGACATCTGAATATAATTTTTGCCAGAGGGTAGCGCCGTAATATTGACCGATACAGTTACAATATTACTGTTTTTAGCATATACAAAACTGCCCTCGCAACCCGCATATTCATCTTTGACTGGTACTAATGTTCCTGTACCGCTCTCGAAATTTGAGCTATCATATTTAGTTGCAATACTTTGATTAAGAGTATTAACACTGTTATATAATGTGCCGCTCGTTACATAGTTAGGACTGTTCTTTGTTGGTACAGTATCAAATGGCTTTGCGTCAAGTTTAAGTTTTAATGCTCGGTTTATATATGTTTTGTCATAAGCATCTGTAATTCCATAGCCGGCAAGAGTATCCGCCTTATCCGCTTTAAGATTAATCTTCATTGTCACTGTTTCGTCAAGGTCTGTTATTTCATCTTCAAGCTCGGTTTTATCTGCCTTTGCAGATAAGGCTGTGTTAATCGCAGTTATTCTGTCAGTTAGCGTGTGGATGTTGCCATCCGCAAGCGCTATGTCTATGCTGTTCTCGTATATGCCGTTTTCGATTTTGTTGAGGTTTTCTGCGCAAAGTGGTGTAGCTGTACTCGGTGCGTCTTCCCAATATGTTTTTGTGTATGCCATATTTATTCCCCCTTTGCCTCTATGCTGTCAGTCAATGCTTTAATGCCGCTTAAAGTCCGACTAAGCACATAGGCTTTTACTTTTTCCTTTTTCGGCTTTCCGTTTTCATCTAAAACGAAATCGCCGTTTGTGTCTGTTATATAATTTTCAATTTCTATACCGTCACCTACTTGCAGCCACGGTCTGCCGTCAAGAGTAGCTGTAAGCGGTGTGTACGAACAGTTATAAAAGCGCTCGCCTGTTTTGCCGTTAAGAAGATTTTGTACATTGTGTATTACCGAACCGCCTGTGCCGTCATCCTCCTGTCGGCAGACTGTATTTTTTGTTAAGTCATAACTGTTCGACTCATCGCCCCACAAAGTTTCAAACTCGATTGTTTTTTTCTTCCTTGACGAATAACCGTTGATAAACACAAATTTGTTGTAGCCGCTGCAATCGTATTCTTCTGCGTATAAGTTTTCGTAAAAATTGTATTTTTCTGTACTCTTGCCGAGTTCGATGTATCTAAAAACGCCATAGCTTGCATTAGGAATAATTGTTCCAAATACTCCGAGCAATTCACAGCAATTCTTGAGCAGTTCGCCGTATGTAATAGTATTTGAGTCCTCAAGCCACGCTCTGTTGTATGTTGGAAAATTCCGTACAGTTAAGCCTGTTGATTGGTCTATCACCTCATCAAGAATTTCTTTGTTATCCTCGACCTGAATCATATGCTTTCCGTTGTAGTTAAGGCATAGCACAACCAATTCGCCAATTTTATAGCCGTTTGGATAAGTTTTCCATAAATTAAACAGCTTATTTGTTGCGTCAATATCATATAACATAGAAAGTGCGTCATAAGCGACAACGTGTCGCTGATTGCGGTTATTCTTGTCGAGCTTGGCGCTGTCAATAATACCGCTAAACAAATAATATTCCTTTATAGCTACGGTTTCTCCCGGCAAAAGTGATGTACCTAAAAACAGCTTTGCAGATGGCAGCAGCTTTTCTCCGCTCGGAAAACGCTGCGTTAATTTTACGCTTATCCATTTGCCTACAAGGTCATTTGTAAAGGTTCTGTCAATTGAATTTACAATGTCAATGTTAATTTCAGCGGCAATACAGCCACCAAATTTCAGCTTGCTTTCATCGCAAATTGACTGTTTAAGGCTCATACTTTCGCTTGCTATGTTTTCCTCGGTAATGTCCTCGTATTCACCGTTTGGAAATGAAACTGTAAGCGTGTTTTCAATCAGATTTTCAATAGTCTGCTTTTTGTGCAGGCTTGAAACTTCAAGCAAATTAACCACCTCTTAGTATTCAATGAATGTAAATGTTACGGCGGAATATTTTATATTATCCGCAGTAATTATCTTTGGCGTGTATGTTATATCGGGTATATATGCGGTCATTGTACGATAAGCAAGGAGTTCATCGTCCCAATATTCAACATTTAATTTTCTTTGCTGTGAATTAGACATAGCTCCGTTTAAAATATTTCGTATAGACTGCATTTGTGTAAGGGTAAGACCGTCAATTGTATTAAATGTAATCTTAGTTTTGTTGTTCGGTGATGTTACTCGCCTTAAAAGGTTGTTGCTGTCACGATAAGCTTTAATCTCCGTACGCTGTAAAGGTGTGGCTTGATAACTTTCTTTAGCTATGAGCTTATGTGGAAACTGCAAGCCGTTTTTCGGGAATTTAATTAAATAGCCTTTAAATTCACTCAATCTTATCCCTCCTTACGCAAAAGCGGACCTGCCTGTGCGTTTCTTGATTTTGTTGTTCTCATCAGCAACAGCCTCAAAAAGCACTCTGCCGTCAGGCATAGTCAAGGTAATGTGAATATCACCGCTGTTGCCTGTTCCGCCGTATTCCGCAAGCACTTCCGACATAGCCTGTTTCATTGCTGATATCGGCGAAACAACTTCCGCTTCACGCTTATTATCGCCGAGAACTGCAAGAAATTCACCGTAATTTGCAGGTACATATGTGCCTGCAGCAAGTTTTGGAATTTGCGGATACGAAATAGTCGGAACCCACGAAAATGGTGTTAAATTTGCGACCTTGAAATCTCTTAGTTTTGTAATAATATTATTGAGCGATACAATCGGATTCGAAATAACACTGTTAATACCCGAAATAAGATTATTAAGGCTGTTTTTGAACACACTTTCAACTGATTTTTTAATATTTTCGACACCGGAATGGTCTGAAAAGATATTTTTAACTTTTGTCCAAGCATCTCCGAATGTACTCTTAAAGAAATCACTTACACTCGAAAAAACGCCCTTAATTTTGGTCCATATATCCTCAAAAAGTCTTATCGTTTTCGTTTCATCAAATGCGCCGATAAATGCTTTTTGACCGTTTGAACCTTTTTCTGTAAGTGTAGTGTTAAGCGATGTATCGTTTTCGATTGTTGTGTTTGCTGTTCCGATGAGCTCTCCTGTTGTAGTTTCAACTTTCAAGCCCATTTTTTGATTTTTTTCACAACAAGTTACGAAACCGTCTGACATACCATTTGCAAGACTTTCACCGATTTGCTCACCTGCTGCGGTAGCTTTTCCATTCATGTCATTGCCTTTACGCTCTATGTTCTCTCGATTTCTGACTACTTTTTCATTATCGTATAATGTTCCGTATACATTCTCTTCGTAATCTTTACCGCCAACATCAATCAAATGCATTTTGTACAGATTTTCTACTGTATCGCCTAAATCTACTCTTATACCAAACAGAAGAGAAATATACGAAAGCACAGGTTTGATTTTCGAAATAAGCCAAGCCAATGCTTTATGAAACGCCGTTAAGACAACATAACTAACCTTTGAAAATATACCGTCCCAATCAATGTTGTTACCCAACACCTCAAGTGCTTTATCAATTTTACCCACATCAAGTTTTCCGATAAATCCAACGAGCATATCAAGAATACCGTTGACAATTACATCAAGCATTTTTCCTGTTTCTGCCCACCAACCTTCATCGTCAAGCCAATCGTTGACACCGTCTGCAATATCTGCACCGATCTGCAAGAAATTGTTACTTTCAGAAACCTTTTTAAATGCGTGGTAAATCATTGTTATTATTGCAAAAACAGCGTCTTTGACTAATTCTATAGCGTCCGTAATTGAGAAAGTATCAAGAAATCTGACGAGGCCCTCACCTAACACATCACCGATATACGACCATACATTTTCGCCTGTGTCGGGGTCAGTGTAAGTAAATAATTCTATACCCGCTTGTACTATACCGTTGATTACTTCCGCTATAGTATCGGGAATTTTAGAGCCTTCACCCTCGTCCGTGAGCTTCAGTCCGCTAAAATAAGCAAGTAAAGATTCCGCAATTGATGAACCGAGTTGTTTCCAATCAAATGTAGAAGCAAAACCGTGAAGTGCGTCAAATATCGCATTAATCTTTTCCGCTGCTAATTCTCCGTAGACTACCGGGTCAAAATCTTCAAGAAAACCGTTGAACATTTCCGCTATCGCTTCGCCTAAATCTTCCCAATTAATGTTAGACAGCAGGGTAAGCAAAAATTTAAATGCCGTATTAAGTCCTTTCGCAATAGTTTCGCCGACAGTTTCCCATACAGTTTTGTTTTCAAGCGCACCGTTAATGAAATCGGCAATGCCATTTGCAATTTTTACCGCAGCTTCCTGTATGTCTTCCCACTTGATTTTTTGCAAAGTTTTTTTCAGCTTATTTGCGAGTATAAGCCCGACAAGTCGCCAATTGCCTGACTTTATACTTTGAACAAGTATTTTATCGAACTTGAAATTTTTTACAGGCTCTACGGTATCGGCAACAATATCTTTTAAAATACCTGCTGTGATAAGCGCCTGATTTACTTGCCCCTCAAAATCTGTATTGTCCTGCGTGGTATCACTCATAACATTAAGTTCATCAAAAGCGCTGATATTGTTCTGCAGCTTTTCAACCGCACTTGATGTGTTATTAATGTTATCTGTAGCCGAATTCGCCGAATCGGAAAGGTCATTCATTCCGTCTGACAATGCGCCCGAACTCGCCGAAGAGTTGCCGAATACGGCTGTTACTACGCTTTCAAACCACTGTGCAATTGACTGCAATCTGTCTAAAACTTCATTAAGCACAAGTAAAATAGGCGTAAAAATATTAATCAGCGCTTTGCCTATGGTTGAGAGTAATGTTTGCCAACGCAATTGTAATATTCGTGTTTGGTTTGCCCAACTGTTTTGCGTTCGGGCAAAGTCACCTGTTGCGTTATTGAGTTGGTCAAGCACAAAGTTATACCTAAGCGTTACCTTTTCAGCCTCGGTCATTTCCGATGTTGTCTTGTTCCAGCCGTTTGCCATTGCGTAATTGTCAAGTGCGTTCTGCGTCATCACAATGCCAAGGTCTTTGAGCGTTTCTGTTTCGCCGCTGAAAACAGATTTCAGCTTTGTGTACGCCTCGTCCTGCGTGATGTTATAAAATGACGCCACATCGCCCGTAAGAGCCGTTAATGCTGTTGACATATTAAATGCTTGCTGTTCCGTAAAGCCGAAAGCCTCTGCCATAGAGCCGAATGTACCGACATATTTTTTAGCCATAGTTTCGGATAAGCCGTAAGCATTTTGCGCCGATTTAGCAAAATTGTCTACGCTGTCGGTCATATGAGAGAATGTTACATCAACTACATTCTGAACTTCTGCAAGGTCAGAACCTAACTCCACACCTTCTTTGCCCCAATCAAACAGTTTGTACAAGCTAAAATACGAACCCAAGGTAATCAACAGATTTGATAATCCGCTGCTTTGCTTTTCAAAGTCACCGATGAACTGCTTAAGCGTAAACTTGCCGATTGTACTGAGTGCCGTACCTAATGCTTGCGATACCGTTTTGGCAGTATATGTAACGACTTTAACAATCGTTTTTACAACTGCGATAATCGCTTTCTTGATTTGCTCTGCAATCTTTTTAGCAGCTTGTACAAGTTTTTCTAATGCTTTTATGCCTATTTTAATGCCCGCTTCAATCAATGACCCGGAACTTGCCACATCTTGTGCCATACTCTCTACGCTTGAGCCGACATTTTCCGCAGTGTCTGACAGGCTTTCGGATACTGAATCAACAGACTCTTTGACAGATTCCGTAGACTGCGCAGTTGCTTGCTGTACATCTTGTGCGGATTTATTTGCATTTTCTTCAACCTTGCTTTCAGCCTCTTTCGCAGTTTGCTCAACAACTTTAGTCGTTTCTTTTGCCGAATTTTGCGTTTGTGCGGCACTGCGTTTTGCCGCCGAGGTTTCACGCCTTTTGCTTTGCTCGGTTACACTTGCCGACTGTTTGGCTTGTGCCTTAGCCGTCTTACCTGTTCGCTTTGTGCTTGACTGTGCTTTCTTTTGAGCCGCCTCAATAGCTTTATTGATTCTTGCAATATCGCTGTTAAGACCGCTTGTGTCGATTTTGGTATTAAAAATCAAGCTACCGTCAACCGCCATATAATCACATCCTTTCTGCATAAAATAAGGGCGTAACGAAATGTGACACCCTTGTGGTATAAAAACAGCGCACACCCGAAGATGTACGCTGTAATTAGCTTATTTAGTTGTTATGAGTTCTTTGCTTCAAGTTTCTTTTGTGTTATACCTGCAATTGCAAGCTGTTCATATGGTTTAGGAGCTGACAAACTGTCGGGAATTGGAATTCCATATGTATCACAAGTCAGTTTATCCATTTGAGCAATTTCAAGAGGTGTGCAACCTTTGTCTTTCATAATTGTACGCTGAATACGCAGATAATTAGCAACACCGTTAAGATACTTTACCGTATCCGGAGAAACAAATGAATTAACCGCTTCTTTTACTCTGAAATATGTTTCCTCGAGATTTTCAAACTGCTCCCACGCCTTGTCTGTATCAAGAATTTTGCAGTGGTGATTTGCTCCTCGTTCGGTCCAGAGGTAAAGGCGAGTAACCATATTATTAGGGAAGTAACTTTCGGTTACTACCTTTTTAAATTCTTTGAGTTCGTCACCCTGTAAATAAAAATAATGCTTTCCCTCTATGAACTTTTCTTTATTTCTCTTGAAATTGTTTCTGATATTTGTTGTATCAGTTCCGTATGCCTCTGCAAGCATTGCAGTTGTAATAACTTTCTGTCCTTTGTATTCCATAGCTTTCATATCATTTAGTCCTTTCAATTCAAATGTTTTTGACACTTTCCTGCATAATCTTCATAGCGTAAGAAAAGCCGAGCAAAAAGCCAAGTTCCTCGTGTACAACAGCACCTTGAATCATACTGTCTTCTGCATCAAGGCTTTTACCGAGTTTTAAAAAATTTATAGCGTCCTCAAGTGCTGAATCGGACAATTTGTTAACCTCTTTTACAAGAGCATTATTCCGATAGTCTTCACCCATTACATAATCGCAATAGAGATTGTCCAAATTCTGATAATTCTGTTTAAAAACATTTGCCATAATAAAAAACTCCTATCATAATCATAATTTTAATTTGACAGAAGTTCCGCTAAATGATATAATGGATTTCAGATAGAGATACTTCTGTCTTTTTGTAACGGTAACTAATCGCTTTGGTCGGTGGATAGTTGCCGTTATTTCTTTTTAGAAAACAATATATCGTCCGAAAAAATTAAGTCTGATATGGTTCTTGCCATAATATCAGTAAAATTAGACGGTTTTATTTTAAGATTACACTCATCTATAACATCCTGTATTACTTTTGACAATCTTCTTTTTAAATAAGATTGCTTTTCTGCTAAATTCATTTCAGGAAATTTTTTGAGGTCCTTAGTAAAATACTGTTCATGAAGATTATCAAGGACTAATTTTTCTATTATGTCATTTACATGACACCCATTTTCAAGTGCCATTTTCTTCAATTCGAATAGTACATCTTCATCTATTGTTGTCCTAAAAGCTTTTCTCATTCGTCATTCACCTCCTATGTTCATATAGTACACCGTTTATGTTCATATGTCGATACCTATTTAAAAATAATTTGATAAAATTTTAGCCACCCCGTCTGGAGTGGCTTTTGTTGCGTTCTGCTTTGCTATTTATATCCGTATCTAAACTGCATACATTCACCGATTATTTTTGAGTATTTGGCTCTTATCGGCTTTATTATTTCTAATTCAGCAAGTTCATCATTAGTATAATATATTATTTTACCTTTATCTTCTGCTAATTTAGAAATCTTTTGAAATTCAACAGAATTAATTTCTTTCATATCAAAAAAAGCATATTTTGATTTAGGTGCGTATTCCGGCAAGTTTTTACAAATCCAATCGTATTGTAATTCGGTTTCTTTCTTTAGTTCGTCTAACCTCTTACCATACGGTTCGTACCACTCATTCGCTTCACATTCTTTAACAAACATTTCATATATTTTCTTTTCCTTGTCTGTTCTATCATCTGTAAATGGACGATTGCTGTATTGTATAATATCAACAGGCTTATTTATAAATGTACTTACATTAAAGAAATCATCTTCTAAATCTAAATCAGAAATAGGAGTAAAACCAATACCTTGGCAAGTACAACCATATTCTCGTTCAAATTTAGGAAATCGTTTATCTTCACCTGATAAACTAAACACTCTGCCTCTTCGTTTAGCACATTCGGAACAACAACCTAAAAAATACCCCGCCTCAACTAAATCGGTTTCAAGTAACTTAGCATCTTCTAAATTCTTTTCTAATACTCTTTTATCAAGTTCTGCCCTTGTAATTAATTCGTCATCAACTTGCACTGGTTGCATTCTAAACCAAGATATAAAAGACATAAGATAATCACTCCTTTGTTACATAATATAACAAAGTTTGTGTATTGTCAACAATAATTTTGTGTAACATCTATACAAGATTGTTTATAAAATCTTCCTCTGCGTCAAGTTCCGCTTGTTCCTCGGGGGTAAGTTTTTCTTTTATATCGACAAGTTCTTTATGCTCGTTGTAAAAATCAAGCTCCCATTTTTCGAGCTTTTTGCCCTTAGCACGCTTGCCTCTTATGTTCATCACCTGTGAAAACAATCCGTCACCCACCTCGCTGAAATAGCCGAGAAAAGTCCACCAATGCAAATAATCCTTTGATCTCGTTTCAAAGCCTGCCACCTTGTTGAGCGCAGGGAAAATAATGCTTTCGTCATAGTCCCAATCAAGTATTTTTATCGGTGCTTTTCGAGATTTAGGTACATTTCCGCCGTCAAGAAACCATACGGCTTTTTTCATAGCCTCCTCGGTATCCTGCGGTATTTCTTTATACAGACAGTTTAAACACACAACAAGTTTTTCATAGTCGCTTAGTTCCTTATCTGCGTAAGCCTCAAAAATCAAGAGAACAATACGAAAATCGGTATTGATTTCGTACTGCTCTCCGTCTACCTCGAGGCTCGTCGGAAGTAAGCCTATCACTTTGTAAGCCTCTTTGCCTGATTTGTATATTTCTCAATATGCTTTGAACGATTTGCAACAGCGGTCTGAACATCATCAAGAATAACGGGAACAACACAATTAAGAAAATTCTCAAAAATCATACTGCCGTCGTCACAGATAGACAAGCAATTCACATCGCCGAAAGCGCTTTGACTTACGCCCTCGCCGAGAACATAGTCAATCTCTTTGCGAATATCCTTGTCAAAGTCGATAAATACATCAATATTAAGTTTGTCTTCTGACATAGTTTTGTATTTATCGGCGATTTTGCCTGCGCGTTCCACAAGATTTTTCAGTCTGTCAATAAGTCCGAAATCTGTTGTGTTAATCTTGATTACCGCATTTTCATCATCATTGATTGCATATGTTTTCAGCGGTGTTTTAAAATTTAAACTCTGCATAAAATTCACTCCTTACGCATTTTCGGTAAATGTCGGTACCTTATCTGAGATTGTCGCTGTACCCTGCTTTCTGTTGCCGTCAAATGTTACATTAAACGGGATATTAACACCGCCCTGCGCACCGCCGTATGACTGCGGCTTAACAATGCAGTCCTCAATCCAAGCATCATAAGGGCCTGTTTTCTTGTCAATGAGCACTTCAAGAATTTTCGTTTTGCAGTCGTCACCGGTAAGGCGGTTCATTGCAATGTCCTTAATTTTTGTATAAATACTGTCGCCTGTGTTTGCGTAGTATGTACCTGCGTCAAGGGTAGGCTCGTAGCCGTTGTCATTTACAGAGGTTTCATCAAGAATGTTCTTTACTGTGCTTGTGTCCGGACTAAGCTCTACCGACATATCGTCAATGTCCTTGCCGATAAGATACCACTTTGGGCTTTCGCCTGTCCCAAAGCTTGCGTCAATAAAATGTAAAAGGTAACTTCTCTTAAGTTTACCGATATCGGGTGTTGATGCTGCCATAATAATTCCTCACTTTCAATTTTCAATCAATTTTCAATAGTATATTGGGCGGTGATTTGCAATTGGTACTGCACACCGCCGTTGTTGTTTTCGTCAGGTATGCTGTAAAGCATTCCGTTTGAGCAAGTGAGTTTTTTAAGCTCACCGTATAAAACATTGTCGCCGACTTCAACTTCTATGTCACCCTCTGCGTGCCGTTCAAGCCACATTTGCAGTTCAAGCAACATTCCACTGTTTACAAGTCGGTCATAGTCGTTGAGCGACTGACAGGTAGCGTACAGGATAAAGGTGTGATTGCGTGTTTGATTTCCTAAAATGTCTTCGCTGACAAGCGTGTCGCCTGTCGGAGAAAGTCCAAAATCCTGTACTTTGTTTGTTGAATAATCAATGTGCACAAGCTCGCCGATTTTCGGAAACTCCTGCACAACGGACCTTACAAGTTCGATTATATTCATTTTGCATTACTCCCAAGTCTTCTTGCCGCCGCTTGCAGAATATCCCTTTTGCGGTCGGCTTTCATTCGCTCAAACCACATTTTGCCCGCAAGGGGGTGTTTGTCCTTGCTGTACTGAATATCTCTGCCTGTCGGGTGTTTTTTCTTGCCTTTAGGACTTCGCCAACCGATTATAATGCCGTCACCGCTATAGCGTCCGAATACGATATGCTCTGTACCGTCTTTCTCTCGCACGATCGGATAGTTAGGACCATACACCTTGCCATAGTAAAGATACCTTGCATAAGGTGTAATCTGTTTAATTTCTCCACTGCCGATAACGGTATGTATAGTTGCGGAGTTTTCGAGTACGCCCATTTTAAAAGGTGTGTACGGCTTCATCAGCTTAATGCAATCCTCGTCAACCTCTCGTTGTGCTCTTGCTATATGCTTGTTTAAATCATTAGCAAATTCTTTATTCCACTTGAGAGAAAGAGTGCCGCTAACATCTGTCGGCTGATTCACATTAAAAAGCATTTAATCACCTCGCAGATACTTTGATGTGCTGTAAATCCGCAGGGCCGTAAAGCAAACGGTCAATACTCATTACTGTGTGAATTTCGTATTTGTCACGCAAGGTTTTTAGGCTTTCTGATACGTTCCTGTCGCTTGAATTATCAAAGATGAAATTACACTCACCTTTTACAATAATGTCTTGAGAGGGGGACAGAGGGGATATATCAGCGTTTGGAAACAGACCGTTGCTCGGAAATAAAAAATCATTCGGAGCAAGAACAAGCGCATTTGACGGAATGTATATAGCTATTCCGTCAGCGTTCTGCATTCCGCTTTTAAGTACATTAGCGGCTTTGCACTCCTGCCAATGGCAATGCGGAATAACATAGCGGTCAAAGCCTTTGCCGTTAAATCTGTAAAGGGTCATCATAGTATCCGTAAACATAATCAAACACCTCTGTACAAAAGGTCTGTGTCTGCAAGATACTTATATACTACGGATTTAACACATCGTGTAAGTTGCTTTTTGCGAACCTCACAGCTTTCATACGAGCGTGACACATCTCCGACTTTTTCTGATGTTATGCCCTCACTGCCGCTCATATTGTCGGCTTTATACATCAGCTCTGCGACCTCACAGCAACAAAGTTTCACAGGCTCGATTATATCCTTTGTATCGTCAATATTTGAGCCTGTGTAAGCATTAATAATAAGCGTTGCCTCTCTTGCATAGTAGGCAAAAGCGGAGGTAATGACCGCTTTTCTGCCACATAGATATTCGGATTTATAATAATTTTCGTCAGCGTAAACGGTCATACTTCACACTCCTTTAAGACTTAACCGCTGTGTGACAGTAAATACCGGCGGTCTTGTTTTCGTACACATCTGCAATGCCTACCATTCTGTAACCGAACTTGTAACCGTCCGAGTCCTGATTTACCGACGGTTCAATTACCTTAGTGTCAAGGTGCTTAGTAAACTGGATAAGGGCAGGCTTATGAATAATCATAAAGTTGATGTTTGAGGCGGCAGTGGCTTTCTGATAGCCGCCCTTGGTCTTGCCGCTTGATGTGCCGTCAAGCTGTTCAATCGCTGTATAAAAGCGTGTCTGCGGCACTGTGATAATCTTAGCAAATCTGCTGAGAACCTCTCTTGACTTTGTTGTGTCCAAATCCTGCACAAGTCCGTAAAGAGTTGGTGTAATGTAAAGGTAACGCTGCTCGTACGGAACTTCGTCCTCGTCCATCTGAGTAGTACCTTTGCGGAGTGCTTCAATTACCGCCGCACCTGTGGTAAGGTTTGCAGGTGTGGCAGAGGTAATACCTGCGTGACTTGCGTATGCGGCAAAGCGGAATGCGTCAAGCTCCGGCACAACCTTTGTGCGGATAAACTCGCCCGAAAGTCTGCCGAACGCAACGCCTGCGGTTTCGATATTGTCCATTGTGTCCACATTGAACATTCTGCCTCGATCAAAGTTGCATTTTACGGTTTCGTTTGTGAGTGTAACATCGCCGTTCACATAACCGCTGTTACGGGAATAATTTGCAAGTCCGTCCATTGAAATCATTGGAATAATAAGTTCATTGGAGTTTGCGCCCGCTGTCGCAAGGTCAGACGCACCGTCAAGTTCGCTTGTAAGTGAACTCTGCTTGTAAACCTCGTCAAGCAAAGTAGTGTAAGTTTTAAAAAGTGCAATAGAATTTGCCATAAATTTTCACCTCATTAATTATTTTTCGTCTGTACTAAGTCCCATTGCCGCCCTCATACTTGCGAGCGGATTAGACTTAATGCCTGCATTTCCTGTATTTTTCACAGGGGATTGGAAAGGCTCGTCCGAGCCGAACATATAGCCGTTTTCGGATTTCACGCTTTCAAGAGCCTTAGTAATATCGTCTGCCTGATTTTTTGATGTTTTAAGACTGTCAAGGTCAAGCAAAGCCTTAACCGCCGTTGCGTTTCTCGCACCGCTCTTTGAAATAGCGCCGTCAAGTACAGAGTTAAACTCCATATCCGCAATTTTTGTCTGATACTCGGTTTCTTTGTCTTTAAGGCTGGTGTTCAGTTTTGCAATCTCGCTTTTAAGATTTTCGACATCTACGCCCTCAAACTCTTTAAGTGCTGTCTGCGCTGTTTCAAGCTGTGATTTGTAATTATCTCTTGCGGTTGTGATTTTTTCAACCTCTGCAACAGTCTTGTAATTTGCAAGCACCGCCTTGTCAAACTCTGCCTTTTTCTCATCGGGAATCGTAATACCGATTTCAGAGAGAAGTGTGTGTATGTTCTTCATAATAAAAATCCTTTCTGCATAGCTTGTATTCCGCTTTGCCTGCGGTAGAAATTCAGCCGTATAAACCAACGGCGGGGTAAAATAAAAGCACCTATGCAATCAAATGCAAGGGTGCTTAGTCTGCTTTATTTTTGTTGTCTGCAACCTCAATAACAAAACCTCGGTCAATAAGGCTTTTCGCTCGGTCTTTGGTACATTCAAAGACTTCATTGACAGGTCTGTTGATAAGACCGTTCATTTTATCGTTAAACGACACAACTACTTTTACTTTCATTTTGTCACCGCCTTTCTGATTTTGGGTATTAAAAAAGCACTCAATCCAATTGATTAAGTGCTTTAATTGGTTATTGAATTTTTAGTATAACAAACCCTCTCTTGTTACGGAGCGGTTAGTCTTCTTCCAAATAGTCAAACTCATTTGACATTGAACGCTTTTTCTCTTCTTCTGAAAGTTCATCATTGCCAATAGAGTTTAGTATCTTTTTTATTACCGAATCATCTTCATGGAATATTCTTTTCACTCCAAATCACTCCTGACTTTGTTTTATTAAGAAGTTTACTTATAAACTTGTCATATTCTGCATCGGTATTATTTTTAACCATTTTCTTTTTTAGCCTGTTATATTCAAGTTTAAAAACTTCGTCGTTAAAATTATCACCTTTTGTAATAAATTCTACATCACCATTATTTTTTACGATTGTTAATGTTTTTAATGACTTTAAATTTTTAAACAAAGAAATATCAACATCAGAAAAGCTGCTATTTCTCGGGTGATTATGCAAAATCATTAAATTATTGCCTTTACCTGACAAACTTGTGCCAAAATCCAAATGGTCATCAGCACCCAACAATGGTGTTTTATCAGTTAAATCTTCACGAAAAACAAAAGCTACCTCTTTGTTTTGGTTATGTTCTTTTGAAAATTTCAAAAGCTCCTTATGTTGTTTTTGAATTTCAACCCTTTGTTCTTCAGAATATCCGTCAATATCAACTTTCGGCACTCGCTCGATAGCTTTATCTGTTATTGGTGTAATAGGCTTTTTATTTTCCTCTTTTATTATACCACTACCGCCCGATTTTTCAACACCGAATTTACCTTTAAAGGTATGATTTTCTGTGTTTTTAATCGGCAAAGAAGTGGTTTTTATTCCGCCTATCGGTGAACTGGCTTTTTTAGGCTTTGTAATACCCTCAACGCTGCTGCCGCCAACCGTCACTCTGTCCCATTGTTGAGAAAGTCCGACGCTTTTTGAGAAGTTCACATATTCATCGGAAGTTTTTACATATCTTGCACGAGCGTTAATTATTGCTTGCTCGTCAGCCCCGCCTTCTTCAAGCAATTTTATTTTCTGCCTTTGCGCCCGCATTGCGGTTTCAAGTCTGCGCTGTCTTTGGGTTGCCTCGTACTTTGTGTATTTCTTACCGTTATACTCTACAGGCTTGTTTTCCTCTTCGTTCATCTTGTCGAGCTGTTCATCTGTGTATGTGCGTGGAGTTATGCCGGGCGTGAACGGAGAATATGAGTGATAGCAGTTTGCGCCGCAAAGTCCTGTTACCGTGCCAAGTCCGCACACACTCTCCAGCTCTTCTTTGCTGTAAACTCTGCCTTGCCACACCTGATGGCTCGGCCTTGCTCCGCTATGCCACGATACCTCAAAGTAATTTGTGCCGAGTTTTTCGGCGTTTTCCTCATTGATTTTGCCCACAACCTGATTCAGTCCTGTTGACACCGCACGCCTTGCCGCAACGGTAACTCTATTGCTGTGACCGCTTGCATAGTCAACCGTACGCAATCCGCTGTTTGTCATTTCGGTTACGGTTTTTTCGAGTACGGTATTATAATCACTCGCACCGCTTGCAATTTCCGTGACGGCTTTATCAAGTGTTTCTTGATAATAATCTGAAACGGGAGTAAAGCCCAAACTGCCGTCAGGCTGTCGCTTTGCAAAGCCCATTGACTGTGTAATGTTTTTACATTCGTTTTGTGTCTGCTCTTGTACGGCCCTCACAAATTGCTGTAGTGGCTCGTTTTCTGAATATGGTATAAACTCCTTGCCTTGTTCAATAAAAGCGCTCTCCGCCTCGTTATATCCGCTTTCCGTTATATTTGTAAAGATGTTTTCAACTTCTTTATCGCTAAGGTTAAGTGTCCTTGCGACAATGTCTTTGATTCGCTTTTTGCTTGTACCTAAATCGTATAATCTGCTCATTTTATAGCCTGTTGACGGTATAATCTCCGCAGCTTCAAGTAACATTCTTACTATTTCCGTCATTATGCTCATTTGCAGGCTGTCAAAAATTTGCTCGAGCGCAATCGGGATTGCCTCTGTAACTTCGGGAGTAAACATCAGTCAACAACCTCCGAGGACTGCGGCAGGTTCTTTTTTGCCGTCTTTTCGTCCTCTCCGTACCATTTCATACGATACTCATCAGGTCGCATAATTCCAAGACTCAAGTCCTGAATATCCTGTGTGCGTTCGGTCTGTTCATCTGTGAGAATACTGTCCTTAAAGTCACAAACGAATGTGTAACCGCTTGTTGTCAGCGAATTGTAAAAGGCGAGAGCATACACCAAATCGTCAAGACAATATTTAAGCTGTTTCTGAATTGCCGATACCGTGTTGTACTTTCGGTTCTTAGCCGATAATATCTCCGTAGCCGTCTTTGCGACAGTGTCGGGGTCGGATAGGTCGCCATATGCAAGACCGACCGAAAATTCAAGTCTGCGAAGATATGTATTTAGCCCGTCCGTAATATCAGATTGACGAATTGCAGGAGAAAAATCTTTGAACAATTCATTATCTCCGAGGTCAACATCTACAGCTTTGTAAAGTCTTTTGTTGAGTTTTTCAGTACCCTCTTTCTTGAAAGCTGCGGCATCAACATGTATTGCCCTTTCGCCGCTCTCAAACTCCCAATCAAGTCTGCCGAATTGTGTGTCTATTTTACGAATAAGATTTATGTCATTTGCGTAGACAGAAACACCGCAAGATGAGCCGTCAATCGTGTTTTTAATCGGTGTGCGAAAATAACCGAAAGCAGGGCGGAGCATTGCAGGGTATGTAACAGCATTCGGCAGGCTTGCCCACTCGTCAACTGCCGCAAGCGGAATTTCTCTTCCAAGTTGCCCCTCACTTGCAGACACATAAGCAGTGTTGGTAATTGTCAATCCCTTTTCGGTATCAAGGCTGTGATATTCAAGCCTTGTGTAGTAGTTGTCGCCGATTTTCTTAAATTCAGGAAAGATGACTTTTACAAGCCTATGCCTTGCGTCAAATTCAATCGGCACAAAGGCATTTGCGGAAATATACTGCACCTTGTCGCCGCCTAACGGTTTAATCACCATTGCGCCTGTTGCAAGTCCCAACTGCAATTCGGAGTTAAGGTCTTCCGTTGCGGTTTCAAAGATTTTCTGCAATTTGTCATTGCTTACGCTTGCAGTCATTTCGTTAAGCGTGATGTTTGCAAACTCTCTTGTAATCGCCTGTTCAAGCCTTAAACTTATAACGCTGTCGGAAAGCCAAAAAGCCTGCCCCGCAAAGCATTTCTGCCACATTTCAATGCTTTGCATCATATCATCCGTAATCGCAAGTTTAACGCCCAAAGCCTGTCTAATATCCTTTAGAGGGAACATTCTCTGCCACACTCCTTTCAAAAAATTTATGAATTGCATTTCACACCGCCCTTATAAATCTTTTCATATCCCGTTCAAATGTGTATTCAAAACCGTCGAGGCTGTCGATGTCGGTTGAACCGTCGTCAAGTCTTTCGTCAACAAGTTTTTTATCATTCCATACAGCCTCACAAAGAGCCGTTTTCAGCGTGTCGCAGCCGTCAGTGTAAAAGAACCTGCCTGCACCCATAAGTCGCAAGGTGCATTGAATACGGTCTTGTACAGGACATTTGCGTGCCGGTCTGACTATCGTATTTGGAAAATGCTGCTCAAATGCTCGTTTAATTCCTCGACCGAGTACAGTTTCGGCGTTATCCCAATACACAAAGTCAACAACACCGCACAAATCAAAAACAGACTGTGCAAAATTAATTGCCAGCCTGTCAATATCGTTTCCGTCGTATTCACCGAAGTGTCGTTCGCTTTTCAACGCTATTAAATTATTGTAGCCTCTTGTCTTTGCTGTCGCCACAAATGCGTGGCCCGATTTATTGCCGCCAAAGTCAATGCCGATTGTTACTTCTTCAAGTTCCGATTTCAAAAACTGCCTGTACGGTAAATCCGTGTTGATTTTGTCGGTAATTTGACAGTAAAATTTTTTGGGATTATCGGCAAATCGGCGGTAAATAGCACCCTCGGCACGCACCCACTTGCCAAGAATAAGACGGTCATAAAAAATAGTGCCCTCATATTCATTGCAAAGGTTCTTCACAAACTCCTCGGATAAGAATTTATTATCGAAAATCGTGTATTCCTGCAAATAAATATCTGCGTCACTGTCAATGAATTTCTTGAGCCAGTGCGTTGGGTGTTCAGGGTTTAAACTGCCGTCAAAGCACGAATAAGGCTTGTCAAGTCGGGATTTAAGCATATTGAAAACATCTTCGTTCCACTTTGCAACCTCATCACCGTAAATATATTTTGCCGACGCACCCTGAATTTTAGCAACCTGACTGACCTTTTCCGCACCGAGGCAATACACATCCTCACCGCACACTTTTGCAATGTTTCGGCTGTTAATCGTACCGACAACATCAGAGGTGTAACGCTCTCGCATAGGCTGCAATACATTTCGCTCGATAGTTTCCTTTGACACTCCGATGATAAAGCACAAACCGTCTTTACCTATTCGCTCTCGAATACGCATAGGCACAATACAGGTGACATCAACAAAACTTTTGCCCGAACGCACCGCACCGCTTTTTATGTTCCAACGATGCGTTGCGTTTGCTATGTATTCCTTTTGCTTACTCGTGTACGGCATTGTCTGTGCTCCTTTCTGCGTCATCTTTGATTTCTTTCAAAATGCTGTCGAGCTTGTCGAGTGCAGTCTTGTCGGTTTCCTCTTTTTGCTTATCCCGCCACTTGTCGGGGCGACGGTTTTTCAGCCAAAATATTTGTGCAGTAGTGTTGCCCTCAAGAGCAGAGGACAACAAAGCGTTTTCAACCTGATAGTCCACAACCTCTTTGCCCTTTTTTAAGGACTGACAAATCTGACTATACTGTTCCTGCCAGCGGTACAGTGTTTTAACAGAAATGCCCATGTTCTTAGCAATCTGCTCATCGGTCAAGCCGTCCCTTGCCCAACCCTCAAGCAGTAATAAATTTTCTCCTTTAAGCCATTTTTCATACTTTCCTTTTGCCACCGTCACCACCTCTCTTTATGTAAAAATCAGCAAAAGCAAAACCGCCCTCAAGTGAGAGCGGTCTGCCGTTATTTTTGAAAAAGGAGAACTACAAAATGCCTCTTATTATCGATTTCTTCATTTTATATTATATCACCCCTATTCGGGACATCGGGACAAATTCACCAATGATGTCGATAACACATTTTCTTTATGCTGTCGATTGTGTTATTACCGCCAACCTTAGTTAAAATCTTCGCCCAGCTGTATCGCAAGCTAAGGTGCATAAACAAACAGTTCTCCACAAAATCGTCACGAGATAGACTGTTGAGCGCTGCGTTTCGGCGGATTTCAAGGTTTTGTATCTCCCTCTGAATATCTGCAATCTGCACCACCGCATTGCCGACCTTGTCAGATGTCTGACCTGCACTCGGTAAATCCGACAGCTTAGGCGATGTATTGTCAGCCTCGGCAGAAATGCGTACTATCTTCGCCCTCAGCCGTGAAATCTCTCGGTTAATCTCCTTAATCTCTTTAGCCGTCAAGTTATCACCTCCAAATCATCAAGATAATCAGCCACAATTTGAAATGCAATCAGCATTCCCTCGCTTATGTAATAATCTCTGTCTTTTCGACTTTTTCTGTCGTTAAGCCTGTCCAAATTGTCCTGCTCGCTTTCTATGCGTTCAGATATTTCTGTTTTCAGTTCGTCAAGTGTCATTCTTCTGCCTCACTTTCAAGTGCCTCACTTTCAAGCCAATGTTTTGTGCAGTCAATGCAACTGTCAATTTTCTCGTAATTAGTCATTGATTTTGCTCCAATCTAACTTCTGCCCACAATGGTAGCAGTAATTTGATATGCCTTTTCCTGTAAAAGCCTTTCCGCAGTTTGGACATTCATATGTCTGCACATAGCGGATTACCTGTTCATCAGATTTAATAGGCTTTTTAGGCTCAAAATCCACAACTTTTTTCAAATTTTCTTTTTCAAAATAAAATATTACAGGTTCTTTTATTTCTCTGATTAAGCCGTATTTCTTAGCTAATCTAAAAATAAAAACCTTTTCAAGTCTTGATAGTATTTTACCTAATTGCTCTCTAAAATCTTCAACCGACATTGTAGATTTGTAAAAATTACACATTCTGCAAGCAGGATTATAATTTTCAATATCGTTTGCACCGTCATACCAATACACGCTCTGTATATGATCAACTTGCATTTCCTTTAACGCAAGTTCACAACCACAATAAGCACAATGGCCGTTGTATTTTTCGTAAACTTTTAGTCTTGTAGATTTTGATATATGCTTTCTTTTCGGCAATTTATATCACACTCCTTTTTTGATTTAATATCGCATATTTTCTCTGTGCTTGCTTAATTCTCGCAGCTCTGCAGTCCTTGCAAATGTCATTACTTTTTCGTTCATAAAAGGTAATTCCACATCTTTTGCAGAATTGTGGTTCTATTCTATTAAATGATGTGCAGCTGTCGCAGTCTTTTTCGTTTGCCGTACAGCCGTTTATGTTATCCCAATAGGTACAATAATCTTTTTGCCAAAATTCAGCGTACTCACTCTCAACATTTGAGTTCTCTTTCGCAACACATTTAATTTCACCTGCAAGCATAGATAACAAGACTTTTATCTTCTCCTTGTCCTCTTCAGACATAAACCTCTTGTATTTAATCGTCCTGTCCGGAAGATTATCGCCAAACTGACCATTGCCAATGTATGCTCTTACCTTATCAAGTCTTTCAGTCAAGTAATAGTCAAATACTCGACCTCTGATAGCTTTAACAGATTTGCCAAGCACATCTGACATTTCTTCATACTTATAGCCTGATTTAATCATTTCACCAAGCTTCTTAAATTCTTCAGCCGTCCACTTTATGTGATTATTCGCCTTAATTGGTCGCTCCTTAATATCAATGTCTAATATTCTTCTCTGTATTGCTCCTTCAGTTCTATTAAGCAGTATCGATAATTCTCTATAGCTATATTTATGTTCAGCAAGAAATTTCTTAAGTCGCTCATCTTCAACAGTAGTCCAAGGTGATGTAATAAATTTATAACTGTGCCTTATATCAGTTCTTCGCTTTTTATCAACCCAATCAGGTTCTACACCAAGATAATACTTTTCAAATTTGGAGAAATTCAAAAAGCTCTGATTCTTGTATGCCCATTCCCAAAATTCATCAATATAAACTACCTCAAACTTTTCTTTCTGCCTGCAAATCGTATGTAGAGGAAGACCTCTATTTTGTGCCCAAGAAATTTTGATGTAACCTCCGCTACTTTGATTACCATAAACAGCTTCGCTCAAATATGATAAAGTTACATATCTTTCTCCACAGCTCAGAAAAGTTCCAAGCTTCAATTTATTAACTTTGTTAAGTACCGAATAAACAGAGCGTGATAAATGTTTTGTAATGTTTTTTACACTAACATTTCCCCACACATTCCGTAAGTAATCAACCTCTTCCTGCGTCCAGTTCCTTCTCATTTTTTACCTGCCTTTTTCTTTTTTCCTGCTTTCTCGCTGTCCCACACGCTGTCTACATAATCGTCACTAAGTGTACTTTTGTCATTCACAAAGTTAAGATGTTTTTGTATGTGCTCGTTATAACGACCGCTTGCTTTTGCTTCATTTAATATGCTTTGAACATTCTCTTCGCTTCTGTTCAAATCCGTTGCAATGCGTGATATCGAATCACCTCTGTATGTATATAAACATATTAAAAATTCTGTATCGGTTGTCGGCGGTCTGTTTAACTGCTCTTTTCTGTGTAGCGCCGCATCGGCTTTGGCTTTACTGACACAAGCTGAACAATATTTTGTTGTTTTTGCTCTTGCGGTAAATTTGTTACCGCATATTTGACATATAGCTGAATACATTTATTTCATCTCCTCCAAATCTTCAAGTCTGCAATACAACAATGCAGAATTAGCGTTTAAATCCTTTATTTCAGCCTGATAATAAAACTTTCCTGTTATGCCTCGTCTGATGATACAGCCTGTCAGAATGTATTCTGCACCATTGTACAACACAGTTCTTTCAAGGTTGCGTTTAACTTCCGAAATATTCACAGCATTTCCACCTCGATGTAAATGCCCGGAACCTCTGCCCAAAACTTTTCGCATATCTCACTTGCGACAAGTGCGTCATCAGACCAAAAGCCGAGAGCGGTCATACAGTCTTTCAGCATTTTTTGCAGATTGTCCGTGTCGGGCTTTGTTATACGATATTCGCCGTCCTGATGTTTACCACGAGGGAAACACCATTTTGTTATCAGTCTGACAGCCGACTCGTACGGTTCTGACGGTTTAAACTTTGCCAAATGTGATGTGAGCTTTTCTCTTGCCTGTTTCACCTCGGGCGGATTATAAAAAACAGGTTTGCCGTTTTTTACCATAACCTTATGTTCCTGTGCAGTTACAGTCGGCGGTATCATCGCCATAAAAAAATCCATTTTAAATGTTTCACTCCTTTAAAGCATTAAAGTTACTTTTGATTTTTGAATTTTGCTTTTAGTCACAGGTCAGGGGAAGGAGTTGTTGTGCGTAAGCTTCGCACAACTACTTCACCCCTGTGACCTTTAGGGAACGGACACCGTTTATATATACGTAGTATATATAGTTTTGTCTGTCCCTCGGACATTCTCGATAATTTATCGACTTTGTCCCTGTTTTTGTCCGAGAGGGACATTTTCGATTTTTTATCGACTTTGTCCGTCTTAGGGACACGGACAGGGACATAAAATTTATCGACTTTGTCTCTCGGACAGACAGACAAATTATTCGACTTTGTCCGTGTCCTTTCGCCCTACTTCACCGCCGTCTATCCAAAAACCGCCGTGCTCTTTTATGTATCGTCTGACCGTTTTTTCGGACTTTCCCATATATTCTGCTAAGTCAGCTACATTTGCCTGACCGTTTTCTTCAGCACCGCTAAACGCTGTTTCGAGGGCATCGTTTTGTTCCTGCTTGCGTTCCGATTCACTCTTTTTCTTGCTGAAATTCTTTTTGTAGGGCGAGCCTTTGATGTTAAAATCGCCCTCAAAATTGCAGTCTTTCAACACACCTGTTGTATCAGCTCTGTGTATAGGATAATCAAACCACAAATTCAGAACATCAATTTTTGGAAATTCTCTTAGTGTGCCCTCTATTCGCCACGCTGTGCGGCCCTGTACAGCTTTATTTGACTTAGCTATATCATTAAGCATTAGCATGTATGACTGCTTAGGAAGAGCATTTTCGGCTATATCAAGCATTTTAGAAGCAGTAACTAAATCATCTTGAGAACATAACTCATCAATGTTTTTATTAAATCTGCTTATCCAGTTTTTGCATATCGCACAGGTTGCTTCGTCTTGCTGTTGCTTGATTAGATTATCGCCGATTTCAAGCTGTGTAAGGTCAAGAAGTGCATCAGGGTCACGAGCAAAAACCCCCGAACCCGAAACTCTATCCATTGACTTTTTACCGCCTTGAGAACCTTTTGAGTGGTGATGGCAATAGATTACCGCACATCCGATTTCTGTACATACCTTGTCAAACTGGTTGCAAAAGTGTGCCATTTGGTCAGCACTGTTCTCGTCACCGGTAATTACCTTGTATATTGGGTCTATCACAACCGCTATAAAATTGCCTTTCAAGGCTCTGCGTATAAGCATAGGTGCGAGCTTGTCCATAGGCACGGACTTACCACGCAAGTTCCAAATATCAATTCTGTTGAGATTTTTCGGTTCAAGTCCCAGTGCTTCATATACATCTTTGAATCTGTGAAAACAGGAAGCACGGTCAAGTTCAAGATTTACATACAAGATATTTCCTTGCGTGCATTGAAAGCCAAACCATTTCGTGCCCTCTGCTATTGCTACACACAATTCGATAAGTCCAAAAGATTTGCCGGCCTTTGAAGGACCACCAAGCAACATTTTATGTCCTTGTCGTAAAATACCGTCAATAAGAGGCGGAGCAAGTTCGGGAGGATTTTGAAAAAAATCTGCGAGGTTTTCGAGGTCAGGCAAATCGTCGTTGATACTCTCCACCCAGTCTTTCCACTCGGAAAAATCGGATTTACCGATGTTTGTGTCAATGATAAACTGCTTTTTGCCATTGCGGATAACACCGGGCATACGGCTCAACCTTGACGGATTGCGGTTCTGTTTATCGATTTCAAAGCCGTTTTTACGGCATACATTGTAAAGATAATCAACCTTTTTGCGGTACTCATCATAGTTTGCAGCATCAATCTTAACAATAGCGTGGACTGATTTTCCGCCCGAATAAACAAGCACCGCAACAGGCAGCTCAAGCTCTCTGATGATTGCATTTTGTTCTTCAAGAGCCATACAGTCAGATTCCACCAGAGCGTAACGATAATCGGTTACATTCTCGTTTTTAACACCCTTACCGTCCAACGGATTAAACCTTATCCACGCTCCTGCCTCGGGTTTGTAATCACCGAATACATTTGAAATATCACCGTCACAATTGTTGAGGGCGGCAATAAGCTCACCTGCCGTACGGTCACAACTGCCCTTTGTAGGCAGATATTTAACCTTGCCGTTATCGTTCTTCTCCCAAGTTTCGGTTACATAGCCTACATTTTCGGAGCTGTCAAAGAGGGTTTCAAGGTAGGTTACAATTTCATTCACAGGATTCCAGTTTGCAGGCTCGTGAAACTTTACACCCTCACAGGCTGTTACTCCGATATTGCCCTGTTCAAAAGCAATTTCATCATCCCAACCAAGCTCTTTCGATTCCCGAAAAGTCATCCCTCTGTCCTTAGCCATTTGGATTATTGTGCCGGCTGTAACCGGTGAGGCAGAGCCGTTAAAGCTCTGCCATTTCTTTTCACACTCACCGTTGTGATATCGGCTGTCTGCTCGGCTCCAATCGTCCCAATCCTTTACGCTGTATCCCTCTTGTTTGAGTGCCATTCCGACATTTACCCATTCTTGATAGTCAAGGTCAGCCGGTCTTATATATTCAAGTGCTTCAAGTAAGTCCAACCGTATTCACCTCGCTTTGCGGTACATATGTTTTCGGGTTAATGTTTTTCGGAGTTCTCCAACCGTTTGCAGCAATCCTTGAAATCAAGGCTGACGCTTCGTCAAACTGCCACTTGCCCACATGCTGAAAACCTCTGCTTTCGAGCATACGGATTTGTTTAGGTGTGGTTAAGCCCTCAATTCTTCGCTTTTCGAGCCTGTCAAGAATAAGTTTTGCTTTGCCGGCACTCTGAATTTCATCAGGGAATATTCCGAGCTTTTCAAGTTTTGCTTTCTGTTTGTCTGTTGGCGGAGAACACTCCCAGCCGAATGCAGGAACATATCCTGCAAGGTCCTGCGCCTGAATCGACATTTCATACTGCAGCGGATCTACAAGTTTGCGTTTGCGTGTTCGCATTTCTGCAAGCTGATTTGCAAGCGCCTCTTCACGCTGAGCAACAACATCTTCACTTGCTTTTTTCTCTGCTTCTTCAATGTCAATCGGACAGCCTGCCTGTTCTGATAAGTTTTCGGTCATCTTTTGTGCGACCTCTTCGTTATCGCAAATGAGATGTGCAGGTCTGCAAAGTTCGTGTCGCTCTGTATGCCACAAAAAGTCAAGGAGCAAAAGCTCCGTCTTGTTTGGAGCAAGTCTTGTACCTCTGCCGACCATTTGACAGTAAAGCCCACGCACCTTTGTAGGTCTTAAAACAACAACGCAGTCAACACTTGGGCAGTCCCAACCCTCGGTTAAAAGCATTGAGTTACACAAGACATTGTATTTATCGTTTTCAAAGTCCTGCAATATCTCTGCTCTGTCCTCGCTGTTACCGTTTACCTCTGCCGCTTTAAAGCCTTTTTCGTTCAAAATATCTCTAAATTTCTGCGATGTTTTTACAAGTGGTAAAAACACAACAGTTTTACGGTTCTTACAGTATTTTTTCATTTCTTCGGCAATCTGATAAAGATACGGATCAAGTGCCGTGTCAATATCACTTGCTTTAAAATCTCCTGCCTGTGTGGCAACTCCCGAAAGGTCAAGTGTAAGCGGTATTGTCACAGCTTTAATCGGTGACAGATACCCCTCTTTGATAGCCTTAGGAAGTGTGTATTCATACGCAAGCGAATCAAATACTGTTCCTAAATTTTTCATATCTCCTCGGTCGGGTGTTGCGGTAACACCCAACACTTTCACATTGTCAAAATGCTCAAGCACACGCTGATAGCTGTCGCTGATTGAGTGATGTGCTTCATCAATAATGATTGTGTCAAAATAATCACTGTCAAAGTTTGACAGCCTTTTCTCACGCATAAGCGTCTGCACAGAGCCTACAACAACCCTGTTCCACGAACCTATACAACTTTGCTCGGCTTTTTCAACCGACGAATTAAGTCCTGTTGCTTTTTTGATTTTGTCCGCCGCTTGGTCGAGCAATTCTCCACGGTGGGCAAGTATCAGCACCCTGTCACCTCGACGGACACATTCTTCAGTGATTTTTGCAAAAACTATTGTCTTGCCGCAGCCTGTAGGCAAGACAAGCAATGTTTTTAAATTGCCGCTTTCCCATTCAGAGAAAACGGCATTCTTCGCTTCATTCTGGTACGGTCGTAACTGCATTAAAAGCTACCCGGTGTCCAGTTATTCGGCGTCGCAGTATTTGGCATTGCAGGCTGTGTGTTATACTGTGGCGGATATGTAGGCTGTACATACTGCTGAGGTGCAGACTGTGCTACAACAGGCGATACGGTTGTCACTTGCTCATCATAAGCGTAGAAATACTTAATATCGTTTGTTACGCCCTCTGTGCCGTCATTCTTGACATATTTGCGGATGATAACCTGACATTTACCTTTCTTGCCGATAATGCCTGTCCAGTCCATACGGAGCGGTTCGCCGTGTTTTTTCATTGACACGGACAAAAAGAGCTGTGACAGCTTCCATTCAAGCGATGAGTGCAGTACGAAATTAACTGTAATTTCTCTCTTGTCATCTGCTCCCCATACATCAAAAGTCACTTTTGCCATGTTGGAGGGTGGCAGTTTACCTTTACCCTGTGAGCGAGCACGCTCAACCTTTGCTACTGTAAAATCATAATTACCCTCGGGGAGCGGTTCATAATTTCCGCCCTCTTCGGTTATTTCGTCATTCCAACCAAATTCTCTATCCATTATTCATCTTCCTTTCTTATTCAAATGGTAAATCTCTGTTGTTGCTTACTACCTGAAAGACTTTATCCCAAGCGCCTACTAAGCAGCCTTGAACGAAGCGTGGGTCATAATTTTTAATCGGTGTTTCATAAGGATAATGCCCTTGTGTAAATACTGCCTGTCTGATTTCGCTTTCGTCAACTCCGTTTGCTCTCATAAGATCGGCAAGAGCTTTTGGAATATCGTCAGGAATATTAGGCTCGTATAACGGTTTAGGCTGTGCAACCGGTTCAGCTACAGGTGGCTCAGGCTGAATTGGTATAGGTGCCGGCACAGTCGAAGCATTCGGTTCAGGTTGAGTAGGCGTAACTTGGGCAGTGTGGTTTGAAACTGTATTATTATTAAAAATATGTGAAATGCCTGAATAATCAAACTCCATTTCCTTCGGCAGTCCGTGACGATTTTTAGCGTCCCAACAAGGGTGATGAAGTGTGTACATCACTCTGCCGCCACCTTGAGCTTTATATTTTTTTCCGTCTTTATCCGATGCGACCGCAATAGTTTTGTAATTAGCGAAAAGCACCATATCCGCCCATTCTTTTACAAGCGGAGAAATCTGTGAAGCAGTCTTTTTGCCGAGTTTAAGCTCCCAACGGTCATACTCGCCGATTTCGTCAGGCTGTGAAAATTTGCGGAGCTGTGCGTGTGCGGTAAGCACCACGTTAATTCCTCTGTCAATCAAATCTTCAAGGCTGTTCAGGAATCTGCCGAATTCCTCTTTTTCATAAACATAGCCGTTTCCGTAACCGAAATCTTCAATACCTTTTTTGCCGTACTTTGAGCAAATATCGTCAATGCAAAGCTGTTCTGCCCAGTCGATTGTGTCAATGACAACTGTTTTGCATACAGTCGGATTGTTTTTGATATATTCAAGCTGACTTTTGAGCATAGTCCACGATGTCGGTTTATCCATTCTCGCAACATCAAGGTTTTTTGTACTGCCCTCTGTGTCGATAAACAGAGGGTTCGGAAACTGCGAAGCAAAAGTTGATTTGCCGATACCTTCGGGACCGTAAATTACAACCTTTTGAGCCGACTTGATTTTACCTTTTGTGATGTTCATTATCTTACCCCCTGTACATCTGAAAAGTTGATTTTATTGCCGTCAACATCAATGACAACATAGTCGATTGCGTAATTGAGCAGTTCGTTTGTAAGGTCCTGTATTGACTTGCCTGTCATACCTGCAATCAAAACAATTCTTGAATAATTTTCGGGCATAATCTTGACTTTGGTATAACCGCAGGCAAGCTCTCTATGCGGATTACATTTGATTACGCATTCATTTGTATTTGTATTTGTTTTTGCTGTTGTAGTTCTTGTAGCCATAATTAAAACTCTCCTTCTGTCCAAGTTGGTGTTGCTGCAGGTGCGGTTGTTTCGGACTTAATATAGCCGTCCTCAATGATAATTGAGCATTCATCGCCGTTTGAAACTCTTGTTGCAATAGCCTGCAAGCCCTCTGATTCAAGCCATTTTGCAAAGTCTTTGAGTGTGTCGGTATCCATTTGTTCGAGCTTGTCAAGCAGGACAAATCCGCATTCGGGATTGAGCTTGCGAACAATTGCCGTAGCGACACGAAGCTGTTCCGAACCGCTCATGTTGTCCCACTTAAAACCGTTGTATGTAAGCTCGCCCTTTTCAACTGATAAGCCGTCAAGGGGCAAATTTGCGTTGTTGAGCAAGTCATATTTTGTTTTGCGGATTTCTTCAAGCTGTGCCGTCATATCGGCGTACTTGCCGTAATATTCCTTTGCGTCCTCATCAGCTTTTGCTTTATCGAGGTTTGCTCTGACTTTGCGGTTAATTTCGTCAATCTCGGTAATGTTTCTTTCAAGCTCTGTCGTGCTTTCATCGTGCAGTTCGGCAACTGTCTTTCTGCTCTGTTCAAGCTGTGCAAGCACTTTTGTAAGCTCGGAATTATATTTCCTCAAATCCTCGTTAAGCCTGTTGATTTCGCTCTGCAAATTATTGGCACGGTTTTCAAGGTTATCTTTTTCTGTTCTCAGACGGTTATTTTCACCGTTGCGTGCAAGAATTTCCTGCTGTTTGTTGATAAGTTCCGAGGCTGACACAGGTTCATTCGGCACGCCCTCAAACTCGGGCATTTCGGCGGCAAACTTTTTCTTTTGGTCTGCAATCTGACCGATAGCACGGCGCTCGTTATATACTTGTGTTTCTTGCGTTTCAAGCTCGTAAACTCTGTTGCCTACACCGATAATCTGCAGGAGCGTGTCAGCTTTTTCCTTGCCTGTTGCATTCATAAATTTTGGCAGGTCAAGAGCAAAGTTGCTGACAAATGCGTCAAGCAAAGCCTGTCCGCCTTTGTTGCCTAAGGTATCAATTACTTTAAGGCTGCTGTTCTTACCGCTGCGCTCCACAACAATACCGTTTGAGAGCTTGATTTTTAGATGTGGCGGAATTGTTGAACCCTCACGGTACGGAGCAGACGGAGCGAAACGATTACCGCCGAGAGCCCACGCAATTGCGTCAAGAACAGACGTCTTGCCCTGTCCGTTTTTACCGCCCAACACGGTAAGTCCGTTTTCGGTCGGTTCATAAGCAACCGCCTTTACTCTTTTTACATTTTCAATTTCAAAAGCTGAAATTTTTACTGACATTCTTTTTTCTCCTTTATATCTTGATTTTTATTGCAGTAAAGGATATAATAATACTGATAAATTTTATATCATTTACCTTGAACCGTTGAAGTTGTGCGAGAGCTTCAGCGGTTTTCTTCTTTTGCACTTAAAATGTAGTTAATCTTAGACTTGCAAGCCTTGATGTTCTCGGCCGTGGGATTTTCAAGCAGTTCTGCCATATCCATAAGTATGTGTGGTATAGTGTCGATAAAATCGGGATTGTATCCTGTATTCTCGAAGTCGTAAAGTTTGTGAATACAGCCGTAAAACTCATTCGGCACATCTTTAAAATCGTGCATTTTGCCGTAGATGTCCTTAACCTTGATTTTGCTGTCTTGATTTAAAGTTAATCTTTTCATCAGCTACATTCCTTGCTTATAAAATCTGTAGCACGATACAATGTCACGCAGTCGCCGTCAAGATCATCGTCGTAATACTGTGCTATCTCATCGCTCATCGCTTTAATAATCACAGCGTAGTAATCTTCTTCCCATTCTTTCGCCGCTTCAATTATTTCATCAAGCGTAAACTTGCCTTTAGCTTTTCGAAGTTTCAGACACCAGCGCCCCGAAGCATCGTATCCGCTTTCGATTGTTGTCCCTTTTTTCATCTGTTACACTTCCTCCCCGAAAACATCATATGCATACATACTGTTAATGCGCTGTCTGAGCTTGATGTTCTCCTTGCGGTAGCCGTTGATTGTGTCCTCTCTAATGCCGAGGTCAAGCCTTGCGTTCTCAAGCTCAATCTGCAAGTGCTTGACTAAGCTATGTAAGTGCTTGTTCTCGTCCTTAAGACTGCGTTTTGTTTTAATGTGTCTAAGTGCCATTGGTTATGCCTCCTTAATCAACTCAAAATACTTGCAAGGACTGCCTTGCTGATTCCGCCGAGCTTCCTGTTATAGTCTTTTTGAAAGTGTCGCTTAACAGTAACGCAACTTTTTCCGAGATACTTTGCGATGTCCCGATACTGCAAAACTTCCTTATCCGGAAACGCAATGTCTAACCTGTCGAGGTTGTCTCGAAATAACGGCTTTTCTCTTGCCATGTCATTCCCTCCTGCTCTCCTCTGTAATTTTGTCTGATACGATTTCAACCTTTTACACATTGGCAACGCTGAGTGCCAGCTTGAGCAGTACAACCTCGCCGACCGAGCGTGTTATCTGATAGCTTGTAACATACGGGATTTCAGTACCGTCAATCTCAAGCAGAAATTTATCCTTGGTGTCAATGAGTTTTAAACTTGCCATTTTGTTTCTTCCTTAAATAAATTTAATTCTACGATTATTGCAACCTCCAGACAATGTGATATAATTTCAATATACGATAATGAGAGGAGGTGTAATGAATGGAAGATATATTTCAGTGGTTAACTCTTGTGCTGTCACTATTGTCAACAGTAAGCACCTTAATTTTAACTTGGCTGTTGTTTAAGAAGGAACATAACAAAACTTACCTCAAAGAACGATACGAAAAAGTTATATTCCCAATATTTGACATACTCGAAAATCATCTTTATAAAAAAGAGATAACTCCTGATGTCAAACAAGCAATTGACAAGTGCAAACATATTATTAACGATAATAAATTAATTGTGGGTGGAAAACTTAACTATGTTTTTTCTCTTCCGTTAAATAAAATTAATTTTCAAAGCATTTCAAAATTAGTGGATAAAGAATATGACGAGTGTTGCTCTTCCTTGGGTATACCTTTAAGACCATTAGATAAAAAGATGTACACATATCGAACAAGAAATCTACGAGTTTTAATATTAGGAATTATAAAATACTCATTACCACTCATCGCAGTTATTCTGTTAACGACTATTCTGATTTTGCTTTCAAAAATATTTCTTTCTTAATGAATAACTCCTGCTTTAATTAGCATTGCTATAATCAGCAGAAGTAAAATGTTTGCGTTAAGAACAAATACTACAAATAGCAGGATTTTTTTCACTCTTTCATCTCCTCATAAATGGATTGGTTATCACACTGTTTTCTGCTGTTCGGCAAAGTCCTGCTTATTGTACAGCTGATTTGCTATACTGTAATTGTAAGATAAACATTTAGTTCACATTTCGTGTACTTAATTTGTAAAAAAAAGTTCCTCTATTGAGGTGTTGAAAAATCTTGCAATTCTTAACTTAACTTCGTCACGAGGAATACGCTGTCCGTTTTCGTACATAGAAAGAGCTGATTGACTGATTTCTACGGCATTTGCAAAGTTTTCTCTTGAGATATTATTTTTTTCTCTTAAGTTTTTAATTTTCTCGCCAATGACTTCTGCATTCATTTTATCACCTCCTTAAGTGAGTTCACATATCGTGTACCATTATATTAACACAGCATTTTAAAAATGTCAACACATTTTGTGAAATTTTTTACTTGATTTTTTTCACAATATGTGATATTATGTAGTAAACAAAACACAAGAGGTGATTAAATGTTCTCCGATGTACTTAAACAGTTGAGATTAAAAGCAAATCTAAGTCAAGAAGAACTTGCAAAGCATTTAGGTTGTTCTAAAAGTTCTATTAGTATGTATGAGAATGGCACAAGAGAACCTAATCTTGAAACTTTAGAAGCTATAGCTGACTATTTCAATGTAGATATGAACACACTCACAGATTCAAAGACCTCCGCCGAATTAAATTCAGAACTCCAAGAATACCTCGAGGAGCTCAAGAACAGAAGTGAACTAAGAATGTTATTTAGTCTTACTAAGGGTGCTACAAAAGAAGATGTGGAAAAAGCAGTCAGAATTATTGAAGCATTAAAAAAGGATGAATAGCTTTGGGAGAAATTTTTATTAGAGGTTTAGAATTGCCGCTGACCGTACGAGGCGTAACGGTCTTAGATGAGGACGGCAATTACAATGTATATATTAATATTCTGCTTAGCTATGATACTCAACAGAAAGCCGCTAAGCACGAATTAAAGCACATTACATCCGAGCATTTTTATGATTATGAGCCTGTTGTACATAACGAGCTTGAGGCTAATGCTATTTGATAAGGAGAATTGATATGGGATTTCTTGATACCTTTAAGGGTAATCAATATAAGTCAGAAGTAGAACGCTTACAAGCTGAACTTAATCAGCTTAGAAGCACATTTACTCCTGAAATGTATAATGCCCAAAATTTACTTATGCTCACACAGAAATTGCAAAATGATATTAATAACTTAAATGCAGTTATTGGGCAAAAAAATAACGAGATCAATAATTTAAACAACAAAATTATCGGTTTAAATAACACTATAAATAACAAACAATCTCAAATAATCTGTATGGATGAACAAATTGAGTTACAAAGTTTCGGACTTTATACTCCTAAGTATGACTTTGCTTCTTCTGAATTGTATAAAAACAGATTATCTCAAATCCGAGATACACAAAAAGCTCTTATAAAAAACGGTCAGGCTGTTACCGGTAACACTAATTGGACTGTAAATGGAAGTAAAAGTCAGGGCAAAAAAATGGTTAAAGATATGCAAAAACTTTTGCTTAGAGCATTCAATAGTGAATGTGATGAACTTATTGATAAAGTTAAGTACAATACTTTTGATACGGCATTAAAAAGGATGCGTAGTTCCTGTGAAGCAATTTCAAAACTTGGCAACATTATGGGAATTGCAATAACTACTCAATATTTTAATGCCAAGCACGAAGAACTTTGCTTATCACTTGAATACAAAAAGAAAAAGCAAGATGAAAAGGAAGAACAAAAGGAAATAAGAGCCCGAATGCGTGAAGAAGCAAAACTTCAGAAAGAGATTGAGGAAACTCGTAAAAAGATAGCAAAAGAACAATCACATTATCATAACGCTTTATCACATATTGAGCAACAGATTGAAACTGCAAATGAAGCAGATAAAGTTGAATTACTCAAGAAAAAAGAACAAATTGTTAATGAACTCTCCGAAATAGATAAATCTATGAAAGATATTGATTATAGAGCAGCAAATGCGAGAGCCGGCTATGTTTATATTATCTCAAATGTTGGTTCGTTTGGTGAAAATGTATATAAAATCGGAATGACACGAAGACTTGAACCAATGGATCGAGTTGATGAGCTTGGGGACGCTTCTGTTCCGTTTAACTTTGATGTTCACGCAATGATTTTTTCCGACGATGCTCCTTCACTTGAAGCAGCTTTACATAAAGCCTTTGAGGATAGAAAAGTCAATATGATTAACACAAGACGAGAGTTCTTTAATGTTACTCTTGATGAAATAGAAGAAGTTGTAAAAAAGAATTACGATAAAACGGTAGAATTTACTCGACTTGCTCCGGCTGAACAGTATCGTGAATCTCTTAAAATTAAAGAGCAACTAAAGCCGTAGGGTTTTACAGTAACATTTATTAAAATAAAAAATCCGCCCTACCCTGTTGGCGCAGGATAGAGCGGTGTACGACGCAAAGGCCATACAAGACTGTGGAAAGTCTTTAATTATTATAAGATAAATTAGCCTTTGTGTCAATAAAAAATGAATACAGAGGTGTTTTTTATGAAATGCAAGAGATGCAAAAAGACTTTGCAGTCTGATTTTAAATTCTGCCCTTGGTGCGGTTCTAAATCTGCAAATCAAAAATACTACCGCAGACCTGACGGGCTTTATGAAAAATCAATCGTCTACGACGGCAAAAGACACATATTCAGAGCAAGAACTGAAAAAGAACTTGAAAAGAAAATTTTTGCTTATAATCCCGAAAGCGAGCAAACTAAGTCAGGTATGCCGTTCTCTGCTGTTGCGGAAGAATGGGAAGCCCATGCGTTTGAAGCTCTTGCCCAAGGTTCTGTCAAGGCATACAAGCCACGAGCAGCACGGGCCGTTGACTATTTTGGCGATGAGCCTATAACAAACATCGGACTTCGTGAAATCAACCGCTATATAGCAAAGTTTCCTAAATCTTGGGCATATAAAACCGTTAAAGCATACGCATCCGTACTTAGCCTTATTTTCACTTATGCCGCACAAAATGAATATATAACAAACAATCCTTGCCAATACATACAAATAAGCAAGAATCTTAAAAGAACGCACCGCAGAGCCCCAACATACGAGGAAATCGAGATTATCAAAAATTCAATCTCTGCCCCGGGAGGATTGCTTGCGTTTTTCTTTCTCAATACAGGTGTCAGACGAGGCGAGGCATTGGCTCTTAAATGGAGCGACATAGACTTTGAAAACCATATAATACATATCACAAAGTCATTGTATCATGTAAACAATGCACCACACATAAAAGAGCCGAAGACAGAGGCAGGCAAGCGTGATGTACTGCTTACAAAAGGTCTTGAAACAGAGTTACTTAAAATCAAAGGCGAGAAAAATGAAATTGTCTTTAATTGTGACGGCGAATATTACACACAGTCACGCTTTGATAAACTTTGGAAAGACTATCAGACTGCCACAGGCCTTGCCGAACTTACTCCCCACATTGCCCGACACGGCTTTGCTACAATCTGTTTTGAGGCTAATCTGAACATAAAGGATGTTCAGGAAATTTTAGGTCACGCTCAATATTCAACTACATCAGACATCTACACTCACCTTACACAAAAGCACAAAACAGAGGCACTTAATAAGCTGAATACATACTTTGAAAACAACTACTAAAAGCAACAGAATTTCAACGCATTGCACAGATTTTACACAGTAAGCCTTTTTATGGCTTAAATACTGCATTTGTTAAGAGTTCAAATCTCTCAACAAAAAAACGATGGCCAATCTTACTCCCTCGGGATAACTCAATCCTCGGGATTAGACCGCCATGCCGTGTACAGCATGACAACGGGCAGCTTCACCCAGGTTTCCAAGGAAAAAGCGCCGACCGTCCTCGCACGGGATTACAAAGACCCCACCGCCGTCTGTTACGGCATAGGCAGAGACACCTTCAACCAGGGGCAGAACGCCAAGTTCGCTCCGACCTTTGAAGAGGAGCTTCAGCCGACACTGGTAGCCAAAGGACCGGGTGCTATCCAAAGCGGATACACCGTCCGACGTTTGACGCCTACCGAGTGTGCCAGGCTTCAAGGCTTCCCGGACAACTGGTGCGCCGACCTCGGCACGGAAAAGCCGACTGATGAGGAAATGTACTTCTGGCACAAGGTGTTCAAGACCTACGCCGAGGTGACCGGCTGCAAGATGAAATCCGACAAGCAGGTCGCAAGGTGGCTGAAAAACCCATATTCCGACAGTGCGGAATACAAGATGTGGGGCAACGGCGTGGCGCTCCCGTGCGTATGGTTCGTTCTGCGCGGCATTGTGTGGTATGCACAGTCCGGCGGCGATAATGCGCCGACATAATCTACACCGGAAATGTGCAGATATAGCTGGATAAGTGCCCAACCTGACGGTAATATGTGACTACCATAAAACAAGGAGGTCACGAACATGACGATTACAATCCATGCACAGGGCGCAGAGCGCAAGCCCTACAAGCCCTTCGTGAGCGATTCCCGAAGGGCACACGGGTCGAACTTCTCCAAATGGACGACCCACAGGCTCCGCCCATCGGCACGAAAGGCACTGTGCGTGGGGTTGACGATATTGGCTCCATCATGGTCGCTTGGGATAACGGATGCGGTCTGAGCGTGGCCTGGGGCGAGGATGAATGCCGAGTTCTTTTTTCGGAGTGTGACGCAGATGAAAAATGAACTGCTGCGCCGCCTATACTTTGGCGAGATACACCCCTGGGAGCGAACCGCTCCTCCCGATACTGATGAGCAGGAACTCAATCAGCGCATCGACAAAAACATTCAGATGCTCCGTAGCTTCATGAGGACTGAGGAGGTCGCCACCTTGGAGCAGCTTTTGGGAGATATTGATTCCCTTAAGGCGGAGGAAACCGTGCAAGCCTTCATTGACGGTTACCGCCTCGGAGCCCAACTGATGCTGGAAACCTTGGATTTCAATCCGCTTTCCAGCCAACCGGATGATGACGGAGTGCTGTAATATGTACAGTTTCCAGGCCACAAGATCGTGTAGTTTATGGCTCCGATATAACTGGATATAGTGTGCTTTCAGAGGTAATATGTGACTACCGAAAGGGAAAACAAACCAAAACGGAGGTCACAAACATGAGCCAGAGAACAGAAAACCAGGTAGCCGAAATGAAGAAGCAGACCATCGGGGTCGAGGTCGAAATGAACAGCATCACCAGAGAGAAGGCCGCAAGGCTGGCAGCCACCTTCTTTGGTACCGGTCGGTACGAGAACACCGCTTGCCGCAACGGCTACTGCACTTGGTCGGCTTGGGATGAGAGCGGACGCGAGTGGAAATTCCAGAAGGACGTCAGCATCGCGGACCCGGACAGCGAGAAATGCGAGATGGTCACGCCGATCCTCACCTACGTTGACATGGAGACCTTGCAGGAGCTGGTTCGCCGCCTCCGCAAAGCCGGAGCAAAAAGCGATGCCACCCGAGGCTGCGGTGTTCACATCCACATCGGCGCCAAGGGGCACACGCCCCAAACGCTCCGAAACCTCGCAAACATCATGGCAAGCCACGAAGACCTCCTGGCAAGCGCACTGAACCTCGACAGAGGCCGCATCAGCCGCTACTGCCGCACGGTTGACCCCAGATTCCTGGAACGGCTGAACAACAGAAAACCCACCACCATGGCAGCCTTGGCTGATATTTGGTACGGCAGCCAGAACGCCGACTACGGCAGAAGCCAGCACTACAACGACAGCCGCTACCATATGCTGAACCTCCACGCCACCTTCACCAAGGGAACGGTCGAGTTCCGGCTCTTCCAGTTCGATGCTCCGGCAGACGGCAAGCAGAACGGACTCCACGCTGGCCAGCTCAAGAGTTACATTCAGCTCTGCCTCGCCCTGAGCCAGATGGCAAAGACAGTCAGAACCGCAAGCCCCAAGCCCCAGCAGAACGAGAACCCCAAATACGCAATGCGCACTTGGCTCCTTCGCCTCGGCTTTATTGGCGACGAGTTCAAGACCGCAAGAGAGCTCCTCACGAAGCGCCTGGATGGGGATGCAGCCTTCCGCAGCGGCAGAGCAGCCGCTTGAAGGACGCAGCCCAGAGGCCCCCGAACCCGCTGATGGCGGGCTTTCGGTGGTAGAAGGCAACTTCGGAAAGGAGTATTTTTTATGGAAAAACGCTATTACATCGCTTATGGCAGCAACCTCAATGTCCGCCAGATGCGGATGCGCTGCCCATCGGCACGGATCATCGGCACATCGGTTCTCAAGGATTACGAACTGCTTTTCAAGGGCAGCAAAACAGGCTCTTACCTTACGGTGGAAAAGAAGTCCGGCGTCTCAGTTCCTGTTGCTGTATGGGAAGTCACCGCAGAGGATGAAAAAGCCCTGGACCGTTACGAGGGCTTCCCGAACTTCTATTACAAGAAGGAGTTGACCCTACCAATCAAGGGTATCCGCACGGGAAAAATCCGTAAGCGCCGGGTATTCGTGTACATCATGCATGAGGACAGGTCCATCGGCATTCCGTCCATTCCTTATATGCAGACCTGCATCCAGGGCTACGACGATTTTGGCTTTGACCGGCTTGTGCTGATAGACGCTTATCTCAAATGTGGGGAGGAACATCATGAGGGAAAATAAAATCATCCGAATATCGGTCTGTCCCAGGTGCGGGCAAGCTTACCGGGAGCATCCGGCTCTTTCAAGGCTCGACAACGAAACCCTCATCTGCCCGGATTGTGGCACACGGGAGGCGCTCGATTCCATCGGCGTCAAGCCGGATGAGCAGGAGCAGATCATCGCCTCCATTCACCGCTGCCGCCAGCCGGAATAACGCTGTAATATACACAGTTTCCACCCCGAATGATTGTGTAGTATATTCTCCGAAATGACTGGATATATCCCGAACATGACGGTAATATACACTCACAACAAAACAAACGGAGGTACACGGTTATGTGGAAAGAAAGCAGCATCAAGGTAAACGGCGAGGTTTTTCACTACTGGATGAAGCAGTACGACAAAGGCTCCGAGTGGGGTATCGACGGCGGACGCATTTCCAAGCTGATGCTCAAGCGGGACGGCAAGATTGTCTGCAACTACGACAGGGGCTGGGACATTGAGCCCGCCGATGAGAACACGCAGCTTGCGCTGGAGCTTCTGCTCCACAGCGAGAACTGGTAAGCCACAACAACTCAAAGCAACGGCTCCGAAAGGGGCTGCTGCTCGTTGTACGGAAGGTCGCACCGATTTCGGTGGCGGCTGTTTTTTTATACCCTGGAGGTGGTCTCTACGAGAAAATTGAAAATATATAAGCCCACAAGGTTCATGGAGAAAACCTCCCACTACGATGTGGACGCAGCGGATTATGCCGTCATGTTCATCGAAAGTCTGTGTCACACCAAAGGCACCTGGGCGAGAAAGCCCTTTGAACTTATCGACTGGCAGGAGCAAATTATCCGGGACATTTTCGGTGTCCTCAAGCCCAACGGCTACCGGCAGTTCAACACGGCATACATCGAGATCCCCAAGAAACAAGGCAAGTCCGAGCTTGCCGCTGCGGTGGCACTCCTGCTCACCTGCGGAGATGGCGAGGAACGCGCCGAGGTCTACGGCTGTGCCGCCGACCGACAGCAGGCATCTATCGTTTTCAATGTGGCGGCTGACATGGTGCGGATGTGTCCGGCTCTCTCGAAACGAGTAAAGATACTGGATTCCCAGAAGCGGCTCATTTATCAGCCGACGGGCAGTATCTACCAGGTGCTCTCCGCTGATGTGGGCAACAAGCACGGCTTCAACACCCACGGTGTTGTGTTCGATGAGTTGCACACCCAGCCCAACCGCAAGCTGTTTGATGTTATGACCAAAGGTTCCGGTGATGCCCGTATGCAGCCGCTGTATTTTCTCATCACCACGGCCGGCAACGATACGAAGTCCATCTGCTATGAGATCCACCAGAAGGCAAAGGACATCATCGAGGGTCGGAAGATCGACCACACCTTCTATCCCGTTATCTACGGTGCGGAGGAATCGGACGATTGGACGGACCCGAAGGTTTGGAAGAAAGCCAATCCGTCCCTCGGCATCACGGTCGGCATCGATAAGGTCAAAGACGCCTGCGAGTCGGCAAAGCAGAACCCCGGTGAAGAGAACTCCTTCCGCCAGCTTCGCCTGAACCAATGGGTCAAACAGGCGGTGCGCTGGATGCCAATGGACAAGTGGGACAAATGCGAGTTCGCTGTATGCGAGGATGATCTGGAAGGCCGTGTCTGTTACGGCGGTCTGGACTTGTCCTCCACAACGGATATTACAGCATTCGTTCTGGTGTTTCCGCCGGAAGATGAGAACGACAAATATGTCATTCTGCCGTACTTCTGGATACCGGAGGACAACCTTGCCCTCCGAGTCCGGCGTGACCATGTGCCATACGATGTGTGGGAGCGGCAGGGCTTTTTACAGACCACGGAAGGCAATGTCGTTCACTACGGCTACATTGAGAAGTTCATCGAAAGCCTGGGCGAACGGTTCAATATCCGTGAAATTGCCTTTGACCGTTGGGGCGCTGTGCAGATGGTACAGAACCTGGAGGGCATGGGCTTTACGGTCGTTCCCTTTGGACAGGGCTTCAAGGATATGTCCCCGCCCACCAAGGAGCTGATGAAACTGGTGCTGGAACAGAAAATTGCCCACGGCGGGCATCCGGTTCTCCGCTGGATGATGGACAACATTTTCATCCGCACCGACCCTGCCGGAAACATCAAGCCGGACAAAGAGAAATCCACAGAGAAAATCGACGGTGCCGTGGCGACCATTATGGCACTCGACCGCGCTATTCGCTGCGGCAATGAGAATGTAGAGAGCGTATACGACACAAGGGGCCTGCTGTTTATCTGAAATTGTAAACTTCTTGCGAACTGCTTGCATATCGCAAGCAAAAGTGGTATACTATACTCGCAAGGAGGCGATAAGCTATGGCAAGAACTTCTAATGTATTCGCTCGTGTAGAGCCTGAAATCAAAGAGCAGGCAGAACAGGTGCTTGATCAACTGGGTATCCCCATGTCCAATGCGGTCAGTATGTTTCTGCGGCAGATTGTTCTGCAGCGCGGCATTCCGTTTGAAATGAAACTGCCGGAGCGCAAACCGGTAGCTTTTGGGTCTTTGACGAAGGAGCAGAAGGATGCAGAGCTTGAGAAAGGCATGGCAGATATCCGTGCTGGTCGCACCCATTCTGCACAAAGCGTCATGGATGAACTGAAAAGAGACTACGGCGTATGAACTGGGAAATAGAGTTCACCGACCAGGCAAAACAAGACCTTCGAGATATTCTGGACTACATCACCTATGAGTTACAGGAACCGAAGGTCGCTGTGAACCTGGTGCGGCAAATTACAAAAGAAATCCTCTCTTTGGAGCAGATGCCCATGCGGTATCGGCTCTATGATGAGGAACCTTGGCAAAGTCAAGGATTACGCTGCTTCCCGGTCAAGAACTATCTCATTTTCTACTACGCGGACGAAACCAAAAACACGGTCTATGCCGTCCGTATAATTTATGGTGGACGGGACATCAGCCGTCAACTGAGCGAAACCGAAACGATCTGAATTCAACACAACGAGAGCATCTGTCTACGGACAGGTGCTTTTCTTTTGCCCATTTTGAAGGAGAGTGATTTAGGTGGGTATTTTTTCAGGGCTGTTCAAATCCAGGGACAAGCCTCAGAACCGCACATCGGGCAGCAACTACGCCTTTTTCTTCGGTGGAACGACCTCCGGCAAAGCGGTGACAGAACGCTCCGCCATGCAGATGACCGCCGTGTATTCCTGCGTCCGTATCTTGTCGGAAGCTGTCGCAGGACTGCCGCTGCACCTTTATAAATACACGGACAGCGGCGGCAAGGCAATGGCGCTCGAGCATCCGCTCTACCGCTTGCTCCACGATGAGCCGAACCCGGAAATGAGTTCCTTTGTATTCCGGGAGACCCTCATGACCCACCTGCTGCTCTGGGGCAACGCCTATGCGCAGATCATCCGCAACGGCAAGGGCGAGGTCGTCGCCCTGTATCCCCTCATGCCGAACCGGATGAGCGTGGACCGGGACAAGCATGGGCAGCTTTATTACACCTACACCCGCGCCTCGGACGAGGCAAAAACCATGACCGGCAC